GGATGGTCGACTTACGAGTGCGACCACCGGTAGCGACATCGTTGGGACCGGTTTGGTATGGAGCCGCACTTCCGCATCCAGACCCGCAAGATCCAATGTCCATGGTGGCTGGAACTGTTAAACGTTTCGCCATCCGCCCTCCGGAACCGGCTCCCGGGAAGCTCGAGAGGTTTCGCGCGTTCGTACGTACCTGGATCAAGAAGCATTTAGTGCCTTTGAGCCCTGATTCAGATACTAGTTTCGAAAGATGGCTCACCCACACGTCCTATCCTGAGTGGAGGAAGAACGAACTCCGTCAGGCACATGAACGTGCGACAGATGTGTGGGAGGAAAGGCACCGTGAAGTGTCGTCATTCATGAAAGATGAAGTATACAGTGAATATAAATACAACCGTGGAATCAATAGCCGGTCCGACGAATTTAAGGGAATCGTTGGGCCGATCTTTAAGCTAATTGAGGAGGCGGTGTACCAGCTCCCGTACTTCATCAAGCACGTTCCGGTCGCCGACAGGCCTGCCTATATCAAGGAAAGGTTAGGAAAGTACAGGTCTTGGATCGCGACTGATTACACTGCTTATGAGGCGGTGTTTGTCAGACAACGGATGGAGGTTTGTGAGTTTGAGCTCTATGAGTACATGACTTCACAGCTCCCAGACGCTGTCTGGTGGATGCCCCTTGTGAGGGAGACACTGGGTGGAGAGAATTGGTGTAAATTCCGTGACTTCTGGGTAACGTTAATGGCAACTCGGATGTCCGGCGAAATGTGCACGTCATTGGGAAATGGGTGGGATAACCTCATGACCATGTTGTTCGAGTGCGATGAAGTAGGGTGCACTGACGTAGACGGGGTGGTTGAGGGCGATGATGGGCTGTTCGGAATGAACGGGTCGCCTCCTCCGTCTGAAGCATTTGCGGCCTCTGGCCTAATGATCAAATGCGAGACACATTTCGAAATGGCTACTGCCTCTTTTTGTGGCATTGTTTTCCATCCGGAAGATGGAATCAATGTCACGGACCCACGTGAAGTACTTGCCACGTTTGGGTGGGGCAGCGGCCGATACGCTGGTTCTGGCCAGAAAACCTTAGATACCCTACTAAGGTGCAAGGCATTGTCTTACGCGCACCAATATCCGGGATGTCCAGTTATTAGTGCTATTGCGAGGTACGGGCTCAGGGTAACTCAACATATTACCCGTGCTCGCATGTATAAATTAGTTAACTCGCGTAAGGCAATGAGTATGTGGGAGAGGGATCAAATGTTGCGAGCTCTGAAAGATGAGGCACGCATCCCGCACATTGATCCGCCGCTTAAAACACGGCTATTGGTAGAGAGGCTCTATGGAATGAGAGTTGAGCACCAGGTTGCTTTGGAAAAGTACCTGGATACCAAGACTGACCTACTCCCTATACGGTTCGAGCTCTGTGACATGTATCAACAATCTTCCTGGAGGGACTACTGGGAAACTTACGTCACATCTAGGCAAGCTGATCTTCGGCGGCCTGTGCTAAGCGCTTGCCGGCGCTATAGCACTGAACTTCCTTGCGTGCTTGTGAAGGGCTGGTTGATGTCTCCTGACAGACCGGCCCTGCCTGAACGGAGGGCGCCGTATGTTGCATGTACGGTTGACTTACAGGGCTACGTTTGAGGCCAGGCACGGGACAAGGCAGGCAGCACCGGAGCTGTCCTGGGTGCTTCTGCGGGGCACCTCCCATGACCCCACGTGAAACTGGG